GGCACTCAATAGGGGTCAAAAGTGGGGGTCAAAATAACGCGCAACTTTTAACGCTGTTTCTAATAGAAACTAAATCAACTAAAACAACTAACTAAAACTAAAACTGTTTCTAATAGAAACAAAAACAATTCCCTAATGCAATTACTAAATAAATTAATGCGCCGATATTAAAGAATAGATAGACAACAGTTACTACTTACTTAGTTGTAGTTGTTTAGTTATCTATTACCTAATGCCTAGTTGCAGTGGATAAATAAACAAACCCCAGAGTGTTAAATATGAGTTATAATGGGGGGTAGTACATCCGTTCTTTAACTTTTGGTGGTTGTTTGGACCCTACCTGACCTGCGGTTATGTAGTTTTTTTGGTTTTTGTTGTTAGGTTTTGGTGTGCTAACAGGTTAGATATAGTGTAAGGGTTTTTATTATATTGCTTTCGCCCTGACGCCTGTGGCGAAAGGGGTAGTGTTTAATGGAAATCGCTTGTTGCGATTTCCTTATATTATATAATATTGGTGGTTTTGTATATGTCGGCTAAGGCTGGGGACGCGCACCATACCAGGGAACTGAGTGCCCATAGGAAGGACGATTTCCTTAAGGCTTTGGGGTCTGGGATGACTGTGGCTGATGCTTCGAAGGTGGCTGGGGTTAAACCTGACACGGTAAAGTATTGGACTAAGACTGATAAAAAATTTCGCGAACTTTTGGATGACGCTCGTATCTCTAGGGATGAGGTTCGGGCTGGTAAGAAGTCGTCTGATAAGTTTGATGTAACGTTTAAAGAGTTTTCTGAGCAGTATTTGGATATGAAGGTTTTCCCCCACCAGGAGAACTTTATTTCTTTGTTGGAAAAAGGGGAACCTGCGTGGGTTCATCCTTCTATGGTGTATGAGCCTGCAACACGTAACCGTGTTTTGATTAATATTCCCCCTGAGCACGCCAAGTCCACTACTGTGACTATTAACTATTCAACTTATAGGGTTGCGCTTAACCCTAACGTTCGTATTATTATTGTGTCTAAGACTTTGTATAAGGCACGCGAGTTTGTGTATGCTATTAAGCAACGCTTGTCTCACCCTAGGTGGCAGAAACTTCAGGCTATGTATGGTCCTGAGGGTGGTTGGCAAGAAGACGCTGATACTTGGCGCACTGACACAGTGTACCTTGGTGCTGAGGCTAGAGACTCTTCTGAGAAAGACCCTACTCTTCAAGCATTGGGTATGGGTGGACAAATTTACGGTGCACGCGCCGATTTAATTATTCTTGATGACTGTATCACTGGTGCTAACGCCCACGAATGGGAAAAGCAAATCAAGTGGTTACAGCAAGAAGTTATTACACGTTTGGGTAAAAACGGTAAACTTCTAATTGTTGGTACACGCATTGCATCTAATGACCTGTACCGTGAACTTCGTAATCCAGAACATTGGTCTGGGGGCAAAACCCCTTTCACCTATTTGGCTATGCCAGCAGTTCTTGAGGTTGCGGATAAAAGTGACGACTGGGTGACGCTCTGGTCTCGAAGCGACCGTCCTTGGGACGGTGACGAGGACACCACACCTGATTCTGATGGACTCTATCCAAAGTGGGATGGTCCTGCGCTTTACCAACGTCGCTCAGAAGTCACACCCCAAACTTGGGCTATGGTATACCAGCAACAAGATGTTGAACAGGATTCCATATTCCCCCCTGTATGTGTTCAAAGTTCTATAAGTGGGATGCGTAAAGTTGGTCCTTTACGTTTAGGTTCACCAGGTCATCCTAATGATGGCACGTTTCGTATTGTTATGGGTATGGACCCTGCAATGGCTGGTGCCACAGCAGCAGTTATAATTGCTGTAGATGTTGAAACCAAAAAACGTTATGTTCTTGATGCAATAAATATGACCGAACCTACCCCTGAAAAAATTCGAAACTTAATTCAAGAGTGGACAATCAAATATCAACCTAACGTTGTAGTAGTGGAGAAGAATGCGTTTCAGTTATTCCTTACGAAAGACGAAGCGATACGTGAATTTCTTGCTTCTCGTGGAATCATATTTCGTGAGCACTTCACTGGTAACAACAAATGGGACGTCGATTTTGGGATTGCATCGATGGCTCCGTTGTTTGGAGCGTCTAGCGAAAACAAATTCCTTAGAGACTCCAACCTTATAGATTTACCTTCAACTAGTAACAGTGAAGGCATTAAGGCTTTAATTAACCAACTCATTGTCTGGAAACCAGATATGAGAAAAGGTCAACCATTTGATATGGTTATGGCTTTGTGGTTCTGCGAGATTGTTGTAAGAGAATGGGTTGAACGTTCAGGTTCCACCACAAACTATATGACATCACGTTGGGCTAGTAGAAAACAATTAGCAAGCAGATTCATTGTTGATTTAGATGAAGCGTTTGCTGAACAACAATCAGAAATGTTTTATCAATAGGAGAAACAATGCCAAAAGACAATAAAAAGAAATCAATGGGTACCTCAAGAGCCTACAGCCGTAAAGGTGGCGCTGCTGATGTACAAAAAGCAATCAGTGCTAATTCTAAAAAATATAAAGCAATGACCCCTGCACAGAAAAAAGCCTATAACGTTAAACAAGCAAAGTCTGTTGCTAAAGGTGTAGTAACAGTTGCTTCAATGGTTGGTGGCGCAAGCCTAGCACGCAAGGGTGGAGCAGTTGCTGTTCGTAAAAGTATTCCTGCAAAGAAAATGAAACTTGACCAAACCCTTAATAAAATGAAAAGTGCTTTAAGTAACTCTAAAGCCCCTGCAAGAACAACTCGCGCAAGCCAACCAACATCACAACTTGAAAGAAACATTGGTAGAACTTCAGCGTTAAGAAGAAAATTTCCAGAGAAGTATAACCCTTCAAAAAAAAAGTAGATAAACGAAACACTGATATAATCAAACAAGGTTTCGAAAGAATCGAAAGAAGTAAAAACAGAACTAACCCTGATGGTACATTAAACTATTATTATGTACCTAAAAAAAGAAAATTTAGAGGTAAGTAGTGTCAACAAATATAACAAGAATTGCAGCCAAAGTTGAGGCATTAAAACGCCGCAACGCTGCGCGCGACGCACGTATGGGTGACGTTCTTGAAGTACGTCGAGGCAACCTTGTTAACGTATTTCCAGAAATGTTTCCTGAAGGTGCAACCAAGGCTATGATTGCAAACTTCGTTGACGTTGCCGCACGCGACGTCAGCGAGGTCTTAGCACCACTACCATCATTTAACTGCACATCAACTCTTAACTCTGACCGTGCAAAAAAGTTTGCTGATACTAAAACCCTTATTGCAAATAACTATATTCAACACGCACGTCTACAAACACAAATGTACACAGGTGCTGATTGGTATGGAACCTACGGTTTCTTACCTATAGTTGTTGAAGCAGATATAGAATCAAATCTTCCACGTATACGTGTAGAGAACCCACTTGGTTCATACCCAGAATTTGACCGTTATGGTCGTGTAATATCTTTTACAAAAAGATACATTAAAACAATTGCTGAACTTATTGTTGAATTCCCAGAATTTGAAAGAGAAATCCTTAACGGATACAAAATGGATGAAGTTGACCTTTATTCCGAATTAGAAATGATTCGTTATGAAGATAAAGACGTTATCCTTTTATACTTACCTACTAGAGGTAACCTAGTTTTAACCAGCACAGATAACCCAATGGGTGAAGTGATGGTACGCGTTGCAATGCGCCCAGGAATTGACGGTGAACCACGTGGTCAATTCGATGATGTACTATGGGTACAAATCGCACGCGCACGTTTTGCTCAATTGGCAATGGATGCTGCAGAAAAATCAATCAACGCACCACTTGCCGTACCAAATGATGTCCAAGAGTTTGCTTTTGGACCTGATGCAATACTTAGAACTGCTCAGCCGCAGAACATTCGCCGTGTAGGCTTAGAGGTTCCACCTGCTGCGTTCACTGAAGCAGCATTATTGCAACAAGAAATGCGTATGGGTGCAAGATACCCTGAAGGACGTTCAGGTACCATTGATGCATCTATTATTACAGGTCAAGGTGTTCAAGCCTTACTTGGCGCATTTGATACCCAAGTTAAAACTGGTCAACAAATTTTAACAGACACATTTGAAGACGTAATGTCATTATGTTTTAAGATGGATGAAAAACTTTTTGCAGGACCAAAGAAAATTAACACCGTATCTAACGGTGCTAAATACGAATTAGAATATGACCCACGTAAAGACATTAAAGGTGACTATTCAATTCAAGTACGCTACGGTTTGATGTCAGGACTTGACCCAAGCCGTGCCTTAATCTTCTCACTACAAGCACTTGGTGCAGATTTGATATCAAGAGACTTCGTAATGCGCGAACTTCCTTGGTCAATGAACGTAACAGGTGAACAACAACAAATAGATGTTCAACGTATGCGCGACAATCTCAACGCATCAATGTCTGGATTAGCAAATGCTATCCCAGAAATGGTAGCACAAGGACAAGACCCTTCAGAACTTGCAATGAAAATGGCAGAAGTAATAAAAGAGCGCCAAAAAGGTACGCAAATAGAAGAAGCAGTAACTAAAGTATTTGCATCAGCCCCTGCTCCTGCCCCACAAGTTGCCCCTGGAGTACCTCCAATGGCGCCAGTTGAGCAAGCCGTCCCTCCTGCTCCTGCTGCAGCCGCTCCAGGGGCCCCTCAACCAGGTCAACCTGAACAACCACCAGCAGGATTACAAGAACTACTTTCACAATTAGGATAATAAATGGCTAAAGAAGTTGTATCAGGTATTGGCAACAAATCTAAAAGAACAGACCAGAATCCTTCCAAACAAGCAATGCGTTACTATGCTGGTGGAAAATATGGTGAAGGTAAAGCAAACTTAGAACAACAACAGTCTGCCCCAATGGCAGGTAAGCCAGCAAAAGTAACAACACCTAAAGTATCTCCAGGTAAACTTGCACAACTACCACAAGTAACACCAATTACTGCACCAACTGAAAGACCAAACGAAGCACCAGAAGTAGGGATGCCATTTGGTGAAGGTCCAGGTCCAGCAGATATTGGTTTAAATGTTGGAACAGGTAGACCTGAAAGTCCACGTAAAGAAGATTTAAGAAAATTAACACAATACTTACCAATAATTGAAACTGCTGCTAACCAAGAAGGTGCACCAGCAACACTTAGCACATTTGTAAAATACTTACGGAGCCTATAATGGCTGGTGAAGTATCAGAATGGGCAGTAAGTTTTTCAAATTATCTTGACGCTTTTGGATTTGACAACGCAGGACTTGCTTGGGGTTTGTCACACGTTGATGAACTAACAACAGAAGACCATCAAAACATTATAAACATTTTAACAAAGGAATCAACTGAATGAGTTTAGTTTCAGACTGGGCTAACTGGGTTGATAACAACGTTATTGAAAAAGGTAAAGCAGTTCTTGGCGAAGCCATAGAATATGCTGCACCTGAAAATACCAAAAGACGTACTGCTCTTAATAAAATAGGCGAAGTTCAACGTACTATTGGTGCAGGTCTTTCAACTGCAGCGCTTTTAACTGACCAAGATAATCCAGAATTTAAAGACGGTTTCCAACTCTCAGACATTGCATCCACCTATCGTGGACCTGCACAAAAGATTTCCCCAACACAAGCATTATTTGGTGCATCAGATTTAGCCCCATTTAATCTACCAAGAAAAGCATTTAACGTAGCAGAATCATTAGGCGTTAATGTTCCAACAGGTGGACGTAAAGACTTTAATATCTATGATGATGCACAACGCCGTAAAGCATTCGATGAAGAAATCATAGGTAAATGGACTACAGGTTTAGGTGACTTTGCTGTTTCCTGGTATGCTGACCCATTCATTGTAGGTGCCGAAGCAGGAGCACTTGCTAAAGGTAAGTTAATTAGCCCTAAAGCACCAATAGGTGACCTTGAAGGTATAAAGAAAATAACCTCTACTAAAGGTGCTTCATCATTCATTGACTATGCTTTACAATCAGATTCTGCAGGATTATACAAACATCCTATAGCACAAATGTCTAACAACCCTGAACTTATCTCTGGTGTATTTGGTGACATTAACATAGAGAATTATGGTGTAAAAGCAAGACCTATTGCTGAAGATTCTTTCCGTGCAATGCTAGGTGACGAGCAAGCACTAGGACGTTTACAGAAAGAAGCAGCATCAATTGCTGATATTATTGATAGAACTAAATCAACTAAACTTGCTAAACAAGATTTACAATACATAGCAGACCTACGTTACAATGGTGACGTAAACGAAATGCTTTTAAAAGATAAAGAACTAGGCATTAAAACCGTAGATATTATAGAAGATATAAAGAAACGTAGTACTAGTTTCCGTGCCATAATGAACCGTGTTAATGATGCATCACTTGAATCACCATTCATTGGCGATAAAGCAATTATGCCTTCACGTTTCTCATTTGTTGAAAAAGCACGCGGAGAGATATCTAACGCTAGAGCAAAAGCATTTTTAAATGAAACATCAAGACTTAAAACAGGTAATTTAAATAGAATTGATGGACTTGAATGGTCCACAAAAACAATTAAACAATCAGTATATGACCACGCTATTAGAGTTATTTCTTGGTCAGGTTTACAAAAACCTTCAGGTTGGTTAGAACATAAAGGTATTAACTCATCAGGTTCAGCAGACGAACTGATAGCATTTATGGACCAAGTAAAACCATTAAAGACTAATAAAGGTGCTTTCCAAAAAAGAAAACTTATTAACCAATATCTTTCTGCACAATCAGACTTCGATAGAATTGCTGTTGCTTTAAGAATAGAAAACTCTATGGTTAAAGCAATCAATAAAAAGTATGGTCTTAATAGAAAACTTTCCCAATCAGAACGTCAATGGGCTGAACTTGAAGGTGTTAAAAACCCTACAACTATCAGTGATGTTATTAAATGGAAGATAGACCAAAGACGAGCAAATGTTCTAAACCATTATCGTAAAACAGGTTTTGCTTACAATGAGGGTGAATGGATTATTACAGACCCTGTATTAAGTTCACAACTTGGCGAAGCAGTACCATTACTTGATATAAAACTATATGAAACATTTGCTAGAAGAGATTTAGATTTCTTAAGAGATGCCACATTAGGTATTAAAGATGGTATGCAACGCGCATACTTTGCTTTTGATTCTGTGTGGAGACCAGCAACCTTGTTGCGCTTTGGTTACCCACAACGTAACGTAGCAGAAGGTTCTATTCGTACAGCATTATACCAACAAAGTATAATGGGTATGGCTATGGCTTTAGCCAAAGGTTCAAAGAATTTATCTAACAATCTATACCATAGTATTGTTGGCAATCGTATTGAAAAATATAACATTGCCCAAGAATTAGGAATTAAAGCACCCAAAGCAACATTAAATTCTTGGAACTCTATAGTTAAATGGCAAAAGAATGAACTGGTAATCCTTAGAGATAAACAAAAACAGTTATCTAATAATCTATTAAACGAACAAAACAAACTTCGTAAAAAAGATATTAGGTCTAACGAGAAAACAAAGATTAAAGATAGAATACAAAGAATCAACGAAGACCTAGATGATTTAAATCAAAACTTAAATAAACAAGAACTATTATATTCAGATATGTTAGTAAAGATTGATACTGCTACTAAAAAACGTGGTGGTAAATATAACAAAATACGTCAAGGTCAAGAGAATATTGTTATAGATAATCTTCAATTCAGAGGTTCAAAGTCTGGCGCTATTGGTTCAATGGGAATGAAACTATCTTCTTCATTGCAACGCCAAACAAAAGAAATACGTAACCCTTTAATGCAAGGTTCACAATACAGAACCTATGGTTGGGATATGGTAGAACCTACTAACCCTAACTATTTCCCATCATTATATGTTGTTGGTAGACAGTTACGTCAAACAGAAGTTACCAGAAAAATGTTATTAATTGACACAAATCTTGGTCCTAGACATATTAGAAGTGAACTTAATAAAATTAAACAATGGTTTGTTTCTTCAGACCGTGTTGCTAAAAAAGAATTTCGTAACACTAATGTTGAATTAGCAACTAAAGAAAACAAGAAATCACCAATCAATGTAGATAACTATATTGCTGATAGATGGAATGAAGTTCAAACTTATTTTCCAGACCAATCAGTTCGATATGATATAGCAACTAAACCATACGAACAGATGCCATCAGCCTATGAACTTGAAGCACGAATGGGTCAACTTGGTGAACAACTAAGTCCTGTTTATGGTGAAATTATTGGTAGACCTTTAGATAGAAATTGGCGTGATATAGCAAGAGACTACACCAATACAGCATTTAAATTCTTAGCCTCAATGCCTGAAGATGCTTTAGTACGTCACCCATTTTATGATAGTGTTTACAAAACTGCTATCGAACGTGGTGGTCAAGCACTCGTTGCTAAACAACAGCGTACAGGTAAAGCAACATCTGCAGAAGAAATTGCTGGTGTTGAAAAAGCAGCACATCGTGAAGCATTAAAAGAAACTAACCGTGTATTGTATACTGTTAGAAGATACTCTAACTTTGCAGCATACACTTCTTTTATGTCACCATTTATTCAAGCAGCATTAAACACTACTCGTGTTTATTCTAAGTTAATATTTGAAAACCCTAAACCTCTTATTAGACCAACACAAGTATGGCAAGACCCATACAATAAAGAACTTATTGAGAATGACCCAGAAACTGGGGAACCATTATTAACTTTACAGATACCAGAGTCTTGGAAAAAGTACCCAGGTTTTTCTGAGTTTGATTCGTTTAAGTTTCCCATAACAAGATTAGCAATTCCTTTTTCTGGTGACCCTTGGTGGTCAGCAGGATTTGGTCCAATAGTTCAAGTCGGTGTTTCTAATTTAGTAAGAGCAGTTCCTTACTTGGATGCAAAAATTCAAAGAACAACTGGTTTAGATTTACCAATTAAAAGACTCTTTATTGATAAATATGTTTTACCTAATGGTTCTTCAAAAGAATTTGGTTCACTTGATTTAACATTACCAGCAAACATTAAACGTGTTGTTTCTCTGGCAAGAGGTATTGATGACAATGCTTATCTTTCTCAAATGCAAAAGATAACAGCAATTGAAAATCAAAAATACAAATTAGGTTTAAGAACAACAGAACCAACACCTGAAGAACTTACTCAAAGAACTAGTTGGTTATTTGCTTTACGCTTTGGTGTTAACTCGACATTTGGTGTTATCCCACAATACGCAACACAGTTTGATGAGTTCTTTAATAAGTATAGAGAACTACAAAACAAGTATGGTTTTGAACAAGCAGATGCTATGTTCTATGAAAAGTATCCAGAGTATTTTGAAATGGTTGTAACAACATTCCGTCAGAATACAACAGGGGTTGAAGCAAGTACTGCTGCATCAGACCAGTCTGTTAAGCATCGTTATCTTATTTCTAAAATTGTTGGCGACCCAAACCAAGACCCTTTTGTTACACAACTTATAACAAACAGTTGGGGTGCTGAAACAAAGTTTGACCAATCAGCATATGTTTTTCAATTGTTAAATAAACCAGGTATGACAGGTGACGTTACTTATCGTAATGATATCCCTGTTGAAACTGCTTTGATTAACGCTAAGGTTAAAGTTGGTTGGGCTGAGTATAATAAGTTTGCATCTTGGCTTGATTCTGAAAGAGAAAAAGAAGGATTTGTTTCTATCAATTCTCGCGGGGCAACTTGGCTTAAGGAAGCAAAGAAACAATTTGTTGAGGACCAGAAGGCTGTAAATCCTGATTGGTATAATACATATAAAGAAGGTTTTAAACTAGGTAAATATAAAACCACTTTACGAACAATTGATACAATGTTAGAAGATGAAGAGTTTACTAACAGTGATTGGTTTAAAAATGAACCAGCGTTTCAATGGCTTGTTGAGTATATGGACTTCAGAGATTATGTAAGTAATGAACTAGAAAACAGTAAATCAAGTGATATTAATTCAACAAGTAATCAAGTCTTAAGAGATACTGTTGATAACTTTGTTGCTGATGCTAAACGTAATTCACCAAAGTTTGCTCTTTGGTATGACAGATTTCTTGAACAAGATGAATTCGGAGTTTATAAATAATGGCTAATCCTCCAGTATTTGAAGATGATATTGACAAGTATGACAAGTATAGACCAGGTGGTAGTTCAGATAGTTCTACTACTGGTGGTAGTTCTGCTAACAATATTACTCTTGGTGGTAAAGTTTACAAAGTAGCACAAGCCTATGATTTGTATTCTAAAACACAGGACCAAAATACTAGAAGAGATATTTTAAGATACATTCAAGCATACAATCCAGGTTACTCACCTAAGAACTCTACTAATGCTAATAGTGCTTTTAATAAAATACTTGATGGTTATGGATTAAGTGATAGAACTAAACCTTTTGATACTTGGATTGCTAATGAAGTAAGTCTTAATCAAGATATGCTTGGTTTAGGTGATGGAACAAGTGTTCTCTTACAGCCATCTATAAGTACTAAAGAAGATGCGTATGATTATTTTAATAAACTTATGCGCGACTATATTGGTACTGATGCTGATGCTAAAGACTTCCAAAACTATTACAAAGAATTAAACAAACTTGAGAAAACTAATGTTTCTAAACAGCAAACTATTCGTAGTGGAAACACAACTACACAGGTTGTTACTCCTGGTGTAACTAACGAAGACCGCGAAGCGCTGGCTTTAAAGTATGTTTCTAAATACATTGACACTAAAGGTGTTGAAAATGCTGGTGGTGCAATAGGTGCTAACCTTCGTGATATTCGTAAACTTGCTTCCGATTATAACGTTTCGTTATCTGATGCTGAAGTACGTCAATATGCTCTTAGTGGTTTAACAGATAAGAATGCTGTTGAAACTGTTAGAACAAAGATTCAAAATACTGCTAAAGCAACTTATCAAAACCTTGCTTCTTTCATTGACCAAGGTTTAACTGTTAAAGATATTGCTTCACAATACATTAATAGAATGTCTAATGTTTTAGAGATTAACCCTGAAACAATTAAACTTGATAATAGATATATTCAAAATGCTTTATCAACTCTTCCCAACTTTGGAGACTTTAATAAAATGTTACGCAACAGTCCTCAATGGGAGTACACAAATAATGCTCGTGAAGAAGCAGCAGGATATGCGAATAAAATTCTTCAAGATTTTGGGTTAAGATAAATGGCAACGGTTGATAAAAATACTGGCAAAGTAACAGTTGGTAAAGGCGACACTCCTGCATCTATTGCTAAAGCAGTAAGCGCTGCGACTGGTCAAAAAGTTACCACTGCACAAATTAGCCAAGCAATTTCTGCTAACAAAACTTTGGCTGCTAGACAAACAGCAGGTTCAACTGTTTTGTTTACTGGTACCACTTTTAAAGTCCCAGGTATAGGTACAACTAGTACAACTGGTGGGACACCTGCTACTAGAACAGAAACTGGTAGAGTTACTAACGCTGACGGCAGTATAACTATTACTTACAGTGATGGTACAAGTGAAACTCAAGGTGGCGGTAATAGAACTTTACCTGACCCTTATGCTGCAACACAAGAAGCAAATCGTCGTAGTGCTTTTGCTCTTCTTGAAAAAGAATTTAAAGACAATGGTTTAGATTCTTTAGTTCCTGATATTAAAAAATTTATGACAGAAGGTTATTCTTCTGAAGAAGCATCACTTATGTTACCTGATACAACAGCATATAAAACACGTTTTATTGGTAATGAAGGACGTAAAAAATTAGGATTATCAGTTTACAATCCTGCACAATATCTTACTGCTGAACAAACTTATCGTGACTTATTTAATCAATACAGTCTTGGTGAACTTGCTAATCAAGAAACATATAGCGCTTTAATTGGCGGTGCTGTTTCTCTTGATGAAGCAAAGGCTCGCGTAGATAATGTGTTCACTAAAATTGATAATGCACCTGACGTTTTGAAAACACAATTAAGTAATTACTTTGGTGGTTACGGTGTTGGTGACCCAACTAAACAACGTTCACAAATTGCCCTTGCTTTGATGAAGGGAACTGAAGGTATTAGTCAGTTAGATACAAATCTTCGTAAAGCACAAATTCGTACAGGTGCAGCAATGAGTAATGTTAATGTTGCTGAAGAGAACGTAAGTCAACTTGAGAAACAGTTAACTACTGCTGGTATGTCAACTGAACAGATTGGTAATCTTGCTAAAGAAGCGTATGCCAATATTGCTGAGGTTCAACCAACTACTGAAAAACTTGCACAAATTTATGGAGAAGATACAAGTATGCTTTCTAACGAACTTCAACAAGAAGCATTCTTTGGTTTGGCTTCACAGCGCCGTAAGAAACTTCAAGAAAGAGAAAAGTCTACATTCAGTGGACAAGCAGGTACTTCAACTGCTTCACTATCGCGTCAATCAACAGGCGCATTTTAGACCCTCGGTAGGACCGACCAGCCCCTACGAGAGTAACAAGACTGGTAGCAAGAGCCATCTAAATCCCCCCAGATTTAACGTGAGGCTTGCGACTAACACAAATAGAATGGGAGCGTTGCGATGAGCAACACATATCAAGAATGGGAAGACGACGATGATGATATTAATCAAAGTCAACAATCAGATAGCGATTTATTAAAGCAACTTCGTAAGGAGTTGAAAACTAAATCTAAAATGCTTTCCGAAATGGAAGGACAACTATCTTCGATTAAGACTGAACAACGTCACAACGTTATCAAATCAGTTCTTGAAAGTAAGGGTGTAAGTCCAAAGATAGCAAAGTTCATTCCTCAAGAAATTGAGGCGAATCCAGATTCAATCGATAACTGGATTGCGGAGAACGCTGAAGTCTTTGGTTTAACAGTACAGACACCTGATGATGTGAAGCCTGATTTGGCTACACTCAGACAAATCGATTCTGTTACTGCTAATGCTCAATCTCCTGCTGGTTTGGATGATTTGTATTTAAGATTACAAAATGCAGAATCTGCTGATGAAATCACAAATATGATTTTCCAACAAGGTGGGGAGATTTAACTAACTACTATCTAAGGAATAACCGAAATGGCAGAAAACTATACCGCGCTCTCTGCGGGCTCTGCAACAACTAACGGTGGTCTTGGTGGCGGTCAATACGCAAGCGCAAACAACGTAGGAGCCTTTACACCATCTAATGGTGCAGGTCTCGTTCAAAAGGCTTACGACCGTCTAGTTGAGTTCGCACTTCGCTCTCAACCATTACTACGTTCAGTCGCAGACAAACGCCCAGCGCGTCAATCAATGCCTGGTTCATCCATTGTATTTCAAATTTACAATGATATGTCCAAGGCAACAACTGCTTTATCAGAACAAGTTGACCCAGATTCAGTAGCGATTGGTACACCAACTGCTGTAACCGTAACTCTTAACGAATACGGTAACGCAGTTCTAACCACACGCAAACTGCAATTGATGTCACTTGCTGAAGTTGACCCAGCAATTGCAAACATTGTTGCGTTCAATATGGCAGATTCTATCGACGAAATTGTTCAAACAGAACTTCGCGGTGGAACAAACGTAATCTACGCAAGCAACGCATCAGGCACACGCGCAACAGCAACAACTAACGTTACTGGCGCTCACACTTTGAAAGCAGCAGACATTCGTCTTGCTATTGCAAAGTTACGTGCAGGTAAAGCAGTTGCTCGTAAAGGTTCCCTATACTGGTGTGCAATACATCCAGAAGTTTCACACGACTTACGTGCAGAAACAGGTTCAGGTGCTTGGAGATTACCTCACGAATACCAATCAAATGCTGAAATTTGGGCAGGAGAAATTGGAACATTCGAAGGTGCTTACTTCATCGAATCACCACGCTTGTACAACGCCACCGATGGTGGTTCAAGTGCACGTGTGTTCCGTACATTACTTGCTGGTCAACAAGCACTTGCTGAAGCAGTTGCTGAAGAACCACACGTAGTTATTGGAAACGTAACTGACAAATTGATGCGCTTGCGCCCAATTGGTTGGTACGGAGTATTAGGCTTCAAGCGTTACCGTGAAGAAGCACTATACAGAATTGAATCTTCTTCAAGCATTAACGCTTCATAGTTAGATTCATTATCAGTAGCCCCCACGTCAAGTGGGGGTTACTCTTACTCAAAGGATTTTAAATTGCCAAAGTTTTTTCCACCAACAGTTGCTGAAGGACCAGCAGGCTGGGGTCTATTCTACCGTTACAAGTTAGACCGAGGAATTAGTGTGTTAAAAATTGGCAATACATATTATAAAATTAGAGTTCCATCAACTGACCAAATAGATTCTTCTACTGAATACTATGCAGGAGGACACGAACACGATGTTACGTCAGACCAAAAGACTGCACTTATTAACGCTGGCATCGGCATTACTGAAAGTAACTTTGAAGGATGATAGAGAACATTCTTGTAGCAGGTGCGACTGCAAGTGCAATTGCTTCTGTGTTTTTTGTGATTGCTCCAACAGTTCGAAAGACTCGTTCTATGATGGAATGGTTGGAAAAATTTCGCCGCGATTGGGAAGGCGAACCTGGTGGTCCAGGTAGGGATGCTGTTCCTGGTGTTATGGAAAGACTTAACAGACTTGACGGTGAGTTAAGTAATAATGGTGGTTCTTCTATGAAGGATGCTATTGAAAGAATTGAAAAAATTTTGGGGACTAAATGAGTTTACATAGAGAGCGTACACATCCTGATTTTGTTGAAGGATGTTTTGGCTGTAAGGCTTCAACACTTGATTTGAATCCAGGTGAAGCATCAAGTAGGATGGATATGTCCGCTAAAAAGTGGGATAATGAACTTGCGTTATATCGTACGGCTAGGTCTCAGGGTATTCAACCTGATACTACTAAGACGAAAGATATACGTAGGGCAATAGATGTATCAAACAAAACTGGAATAGCATACGGAGCATAATATGATGTACGGAAAAAAAATGCCTAAAGGCAAAAAAATGATGGATATGAAGAAAATAGATTCAAAGAAAAAATCAATGACTAAGATGAAAAAAACAGGAAAGAAGAAATAATATGTGTGCAACTTGTGGATGTAACTATCCTAAATACAATCACGGAAATGGAACTAAAGTTCCTATGATGCCTAATGGTATCAATCCTATGCCTATGCCAAACGGTGTAGTTCCTGCATCTCCTGCAGAAAAAGCAGTACCTAAAAAACCTAAGAAGTAACTATGGCTATTAAAGTTAAACAATCAACCATTGATGAAATTAAAAAGATGGGTATGACTAAGGCTCTTGCTGCTGCAAAGAGTCGTCGTACTCCAGAATACCAAGAAGCAATCAAGCGTATGTACGGTGCTAAGAGATTAGCCAAGGCTACTGCTGGTGCTAAAGTTTCAACAGGTAAATCTATTCCTGCTGGTGGAGTTATGGGTTCTAAAAGGTCCAAAGTTATGGCTGGTCCTGTTAAGTCAACTCTTAAGAAAACTGCTGTTAAACGTAACGGTGCTGGTAAAGTTGTTAAAAGGCAAAGTTTTGCTGATTTAACTTCTGCTCAACAGAAGGCTGTTACATCAAAGATGAAGGCTGACCGTAATAAAACTTCACGCACTATTGGTAAAGTTGTTGGCGGAATCGCTGCACCGTTTGGTCCTGTTGGTGCTGCTGCAGCAATCTATGGTACAAGAGATTTTAGGAAGAAGAAAAAATAATGATGAAAGACTCACGCCTTAAAAGGGCTGGAGTCGCTGGTTATAATCGACCAAAGCGGACTCCTAACCATCCTAAGAAGTCACACATTGTTGTGGCTAAACAAGGTTCACAGGTTAAGACAATCCGCTTTGGACAACAAGGTGTAACTGGGGACAGAACACCAACTAAACGTCAAGCATCTTTTAAAGCACGTCACGCAAAAAATATTGCTAAAGGTAAAATGAGTGCCGCTTATTGGGCAGACAAGGTGAAGTGGTGAAAAAGAAAACAGCATTTTGGGATAAGAAAAACCCTAAGAAAACTTCTAAGAAGTTAACACCTTCACAGATTAATAACGCTAAGGCTCGTGCTAAGGCTGCTGGTAGGAAGTATCCGAATCTAGTAGATAACGCTGCTGTAGCAAGAAAAGGTAAATAATGGCTGGTAGATATAATATGGTCTGTGACCAGGGTTCTACTTTCAGTTTAATTTTTACAATTAAAACTGATGGTACTGCCTGGAATTTAGTTGGCAACTATACAGCCAAAATGCAAGTACGTTCTTTCCTTAATGCTGATACTGTTCTTATTGAATTGACCACTGCTAATAGTAGAATATCTTTCTCTGCAGGTGGTACTGTAACTTTGTCTTTAACTGCAGCAAATACAACAGATATAATTGCTGGTCGTCATACTTATGATTTAGAATTAACTCAAACTAGCACAAGTGTTGTGACTAGAGTTCTTGAAGGAAAATTTGTTGTCAGAGGAGAGGTTACTCGCTAAATGGCAACAGAGATTACGATTCAGGAAACTATTAGTGAGGTTAGTGTTACTGACCCTAATAATATTCTTATTGAAGTTGATGGTACACAAGGACCTATTGGTCCTCAAGGTGTTACTGGTCCTACTGGTTCTACTGGTATTACTGGTCCTTCTATCACTGGTTCTACTGGTGCTACTGGTGGTACAGGTCCAACTGGTCCTACTGGTGTTACTGGCAGTACAGGTTCTACTGGCGCTACAGGCTCTACAGGGGCTACAGGAGCCACTGGAAGTACTGGTGTTACAGGAAGCACAGGAAGTACTGGAAGTATTGGTTCAACTGGTTCTCAGGGTGTGCAAGGTATTACTGGGCCAACAGGTTCTACAGGTAGCACAGGCGCTACTGGACCTACAGGCTCACAAGGTATTCAAGGTATTACAGGTTCCACTGGAAGTACAGGACCTACAGGTCCTACAGGTGTAACTGGTTCTACTGGTGCTCAAGGTATTCAAGGTGTAACTGGTGTAACTGGCGTTACAGGTGCCACAGGTATTACTGGTCCTACAGGTCCTCAAGGCATTCAAGGTATCCAAGGGGTAACAGGTGTAACTGGTTCTACAGGTGCTACTGGCTCAACTGGTTCCACAGGACCTACAGGTGTTACTGGTGCTGACTCAACTGTTGCAGGTCCTACAGGACCAACAGGAACTGCAGGTGCAACTGTTACTGGTCCAACAGGACCTACTGGTAGTACTGGCATAACTGGTGCAACAGGAGTAACTGGTGCAACTGGTGCAGGTTCTGATGCTTTTCCTGTAGCATTGTTTCTTGGCGGAATGTAACAAATAACATATTGGGGACGATATGAAAATAGCAGTATATGCAATTGCTTTAAATGAAGAGAAGCACGTTATGCGCTGGTTGGAAGCAACCAAGGATGCAGACATAAGACTAGTGGCTGATACTGGTTCAACAGATAGAACAGTTCAACTATTACAAGGGGCACCAAATGTTATCGTTTATCAAATCAGTGTTAAGCCGTTCAGGTTTGATGATGCGCGTAATGCTGCTCTTGCTTTGTTACCTGCTGATGTTGATATGTGTCTTTCCCTTGATATGGATGAGATACCGCAAGATGGATTCTTTGATGTTATAAGACAGAACTGGACTTCTGATGTTAACCGTATTTGGGTTACTTGGGAAACAGGTTACAAGTGGCAAAACAATAACCGTTTACATTCAAGACAAGGTTATCGTTGGGTTAAACCTTGCCACGAAGTCATAGAATATTATGGTGACTTCTTTGGTGGTGAAGAAAAAAATATTACTTTAGATTTAACTGTTGCACATAGACCTGATGACGATAAGTCTCGGTCACAATATTTGCCTATGTTAAAAATGGCTGTTGCTGAAACACCTAACGATGCACGTATGTGGGCTTACCTTTGCAGAGAGTATTTCTTTCACAGTATGTGGAGAGAAACTATTGAATCTGCTGAAGAAATGCTTAAAGCAGGTGGCTGGTATATAGAGCGTGCAGCATCTTGTAGGGCTGCAGGTCAAGCGTTTATGCATCTTAATAATAAAGAGATGGCAAGGGACTGGTTTGTTAAAGGTGTGAAAGAAGCACCTGACCAACTTGAGGCTTGGTATTCTTTAGCACAGTTTAATTATGAGATTAAGAACTGGCAAGGTTGCTGGGACTCTGCAATTAAAGTTGATAGTTTAGTTAGGGAAAAACATTATCTTGTTAATGGTGATGTTTGGGATTGGAAATGTTTTGATTTATTATCCATCGCAGGATGGCACATCAATAAGAAAAAAGAAGCAATGGAATATGCAGTGAAAGCAATACAAGGAAACCCTAAAGAACAAAGATTGATAGATAACTTGGAATGGATGCAAAAGAATAATGCCAACGTTTAAAGAAATGGTTGATGAAGTATCATTAAACCTTCAAGGTTTTACTTTACGCCAAGATAGGTCAACGCACTTAACTGCTGCTGTTACTTCTACCGCTACAAGTATAACTCTTTCATCAGCAGACAATGTTGCTAAAGGTATTATCCAAATTGATGATGAACTTATCTGGGTTGACTCTTATGATAAGAACACAGGTGTTGTGACTATCCCACCTTACGGTAGAGGATATTTAGGTACAACAAAATCTTCTCACACTGTTGGTACACAAGTTATTATTAAACCAACTTATCCTAGAGGTACTATTAAGAAAGCAATTAACGATACTGTTCGTGCAATTTTTCCTAGCGTATTTGGTACTGGTACATATACTTTTGAATACTCTCCAGCAGTGTTAACTTATGCTTTACCTAATGATGTTGAAACAATTTTGGCTGTTGCTTGGCAAACTGTTGGTCCAACACAGGAATGGGTTCCTATTCGTTCTTGGCGTATTGACCCTATGGCTAGTACAACAGAATTTAATTCTAATAACTCTTTATCAGTTTATGACACTATAGTTCCAGGTAGAACTGTTCAAGTATTTTACACTAAACAACCTGACACTTTTGAAATAGACCAAGATGATTATGAAGATGTTACAGGTCTTCCTTTGTCTTGTAAAGATGTTCTTGTTTACGGTGCTGCTTATCGTATGGCTTCAATGATTGACCCAGGTCGTTTAACTTTGACATCACCTGAAGCAGATATTCAATCAAATAAGATTCCTCTTAATGCTGGTACTAATGCCGCAAGATATTTGCTTGCTTTGTATACACAAAGACTTGATGAAGAAACAAGTAAGTTAAGAGACCGTTACCCAATCCGTGTTCACTACACAAGATAAGGAAATAAATTAGATGCCAGCAAGGAATTATACATCTACATTAGATGCTAAGTCATTGGCTTTGTCAATGAACTCATCTGTTACAACTATGCAGTTAAATAACTTAACTGGCATACCAACATATCCGTTCACTATGGTTATTGAACCTGATACTGCTAACGAAGAAATTGTTACTGTTAGTGCTTTATCTTCTGGAACAACTGTAACTATTACTCGTGGTCAAGATGGCACCACTGGTGTTTCTCACGACTCTGGTGCACAAGTGCGCCATATGATTACTGCTCGTGATTTACAAGAACCACAAAACCATATCTATGGTTCTGCTGGTGTTCACAATGTTACTGGTTCTGTGGTTGGTACAACAGATACACAAACTCTTACTAATAAAACTATTAGTGCTTCAAGCAATACTTTAACTGGTGTTGTTACTTTAACTGGTACTGAAACACTTACTAATAAAACTTTAACAACACCAACTATTAACGGTGGTTCAATTAACCCAACTGTTAATGCTCAAACTGGTACAACATACACAACTGTTTTAGCAGATAATGGTAAGGTTGTTACTTTAGATAATGCTTCAGCGATTGCTTTAACTGTTCCTTTAAACGCTAGTGTTGCTTATCCAACTGGTGCTCAGATTCATCTTTACAATAAAGGTGCTGGACAAGTAACAGTTGCAGGGGATGCTGGGGTAACTGTTAATGCTTCTAGTGGTTTAAAACTTCGTGCTCAATATTCTGTTGCAACTTTAATTAAACTTGACACCAATACTTGGGTTCTGATTGGAGATACAACAAACTAATGCCAACAATATATAAAGTTCTTGGACAATCTGCTCCAAGTGCTACAACTGCAACAACACTTTACACAACACCTTCTTTAACTGACACAATTGTTTCAACAATAAATGTTGCAAACACTGGTGCCAACCAGGACACAATCCGTATAGCAATTCGCCCTGCTGGTGCAACCTTGGCTAACCAACACTATATTGCTTTCGGTGTTCCGTTGGCTTCTGGTGCTGTGTTAACTTTCACTATTGGTGCAACATTGGATACTACTGATGTTGTTACTGTTTATTCAACTACTGGAACTTCTTCCTTTAGTGCTTTCGGAAGCGAGATAAGTTAATGGCTGTAACGATTATTGGTGGGGCAGTTTCTGCTTCTTCTGTTTTAACAACTAATGCACAGACTGGTACCACGTATACTTTGGTGTTGACTGATGCTAATAATACTATGGTTGAGTTGAGTAATGCTTCTGCTATTACTGTTACTGTGCCTCTTAATTCTTCTGTTGCGTTTCCTGTTGGTTCACAGGTTAACTTGTTGCAGACTGGTGCTGGTCAGGTTACTGTTGCTGGTGCTGGTGGTGTGACTGTGAATGGTACTCCTGGTTTGAAGTTTCGTGCACAGTGGTCTGGTGCTTCTTTGATTAAGCGTTCTACTGATGGTTGGGTTCTTGTTGGGGATGTGAGTGTCTGATGCCTATTTTTGGTATAACTGCTTCATCTAATATGTCAACTAAGTTGACTGATTTTTATCAGATTGCTACAACAACTTTAGGTAGTGCTCAATCAAGTATTGAGTTTACTTCTATTCCTTCAACTTATACCCATTTGCAAATAAGAGGTTTAGTTCGTGTTCAATCTTCTGGTGGTGTTGATGGAGATAATCTTAAAATTCAATTTAATTCTGATACTGCAACAAATTATTCTAGGCACGGTTTAGTTGGTTCAGGTGCAACAGCAACAAGTTTTGGGGCAGCAAGTGCATCTTTTGCTGGTGTTGGTGTTGCTTTGAGAAGTGCTGCTTTAGCAAACAATTTTTCTGTAAGCATTATTGATATTCTTGATTACGCAAATACAAATAAATATAAAACTACAAGAGCAATCAGTGGTTATGACAATAATGGAACAGGTAGTTATCCAGGATACGCCGTTCTTTATTCTGGTAATTGGCGTTCAACTTCTGCTATCACAAGTATCAAGTTAACAACTGATGCTGATGGTACTAATCTTTTAACTGGTAGTACTTTTGCTTTATACGGAATTAAGGGGTAACAAATGGCTGCAACGTACACACCGATAGCATCAATAACACTTGGGGCAACTGCTGCTTCTGTTACTTTTAGTTCTATTCCACAAACATACACAGATTTAATTCTTGTCGCTAATTGTTTCTCTATATCAAGTGCTACAAGTTCATCAATAGGTGTGCAATTTAATGGTGACACAGCAACAAATTATTCAAGAACATTACTTTACGGAGATGGTACTACTGCTGCATCAACAAGAGATGCTTCTACAAGTTCTAGTACGATTCTTTATTATGAGGGTTTGGCTTCTCTTGCACCGAATATTTTGCATATTATGAATTATTCAAACACAACAACATATAAAACTTTTATCGCTCGCGCTAATTTTGCTGGTTCAACTGTGCGTCTTGGTGTTGGTTTATGGAGAAGTACGGCTGCTATTTCTTCTGTAGTTTTAGTTCCCACAACAAGTTCTTTTGCTTCTGGTTCAACTTTTAATCTCTACGGTATTTTAGGAGCGAACGCATAATGGCAAATACTTTTAAAGCAATTCAAACTGTTACTGTTGGTTCTGGTGGCTCTTCCACTATTGAGTTCACTAGCATTCCACAAACCTATACTGATTTAAAAGTTGTTTTATCTGTTCGCAGTGATAGAAATACTGGAACACAAAGCGATTTTCAATTAAGATTTAATAGTGCTTCTGCTAACTATTCTCGTAGAACTGTTCAAGGTAGTGGTGCTGCTGCTACTAGCATTAGTGGTTCTGCTGAATCTTTTGGCTCAATTGGGGTGGCAACTCAAGACACAGATACTGCTTCAGTGTTTGGTAGTTCAGAAGTTTATATTCCTAATTACACTTCTGCTAACTACAAATCTTATAGTGCTGATACTGTTAGAGAAAATAATGCAACATCAGGTTATCAGGGTTTGGTTGCTGGTTTGTGGTCTGATACTGCTGCTATTACTTCTATAACTTTTTATGTAGAGTCTAATACTCAATTGTTTAAACAGTATTCTACTGCTACTTTGTATGGTGTATCAAACGTGCCAGCAGCAGGAAACGCTAAAGCAACAGGTGGAATCATTACTTATGATGATACTTATGTGTATCACACTTTCCCTTGGTCTGGTACTTTCACTCCGTTAACTTCTTTGACTGCTGACTACCTTGTAGTTGCAGGAGGCGCAGGAGGCGGTAACGTTGGTGGCGGTGGTGGCGGTGCAGGTGGTTTACGTTGCACAGTCGGCGCAACAGGTGGTGGTGGAACACTTGAGTCTGCTTTAAGTTTAACTGCTACAGCGTACACAGTAACTGTGGGCGCAGGTGGTGCAGGCGCAACTACAGACGCTAAAGGAACTAATGGTTCTAATTCAGTATTTAGTACAATAACTTCCACAGGCGGTGGTGGTGGAGGATTTAAAGGTTTAGGTAACAGTGGTGCCACAGGTGGTTCAGGTGGTGGTGGTTCTGAATTAAACAGTGGTGGTGCAGGAACCGCTAACCAAGGTTTTGCTGGTGGAAATGGAAACACAACCGCAGGTGCTGCAGGTGGTGGTGGCGGTGGTGCTTCTGCTGTTGGAGCCAATAATGCTAACAATAGCAATGGTGCTGTAGGTGGAGCAGGTGTAGCAACTTCCATTTCTGGTACATCAACAACTTACGCTGGCGGTGGCGGCGGTGGTGGTCAATCAGGTACTGGTGGTGCTGGTGGCTCTGGCGGTGGTGGTGCTGGTGGTAGCACGGCTGTCAATGGAACTTCTGCAACTGTTAATACTGGTAGCGGTGGTGGCGGAGGCGGTAGCAACACTTTCAAAAACGGTGGCGCTGGCGGTTCAGGTATAGTTATAGTGAGGTACGCAAAATAATGGCACACTTTGCCCAAATAGAAAACAACATTGTTACACAAGTACTTGTAGTAGACAATGCACAAGAACACAGAGGACAAGAGTTCCTAGCCAACGACCTTAATCTTGGCGGAACTTGGGTACAAACCTCATACAACAGTAACATTCGCAAAAACTTTGCAGGCATAGGTTACACCTATGACACTGTGCGTGATGCGTTTATTGCCCCAAAACCATTTGACTCTTGGCTTCTTAACGAAGACACCTGTCAATGGAATGCCCCAACCCCATACCCAACAGATGGATTATTTTATCAATGGGATGAAGAACAACTAGAATGGAAAGAGATAGAATATGGCAACTAAACTTGTAGTCAACTGTGCCACAGGTGCAGTAGAAGAAATAGAACTAACAGCACAAGAACTCGCACAACGCGACCAAGATGCTGCAGCATACGCTGAACAAAAAGAAATTGAAGATGCAGCCAAAGCACAAGCAGAGGCTGATAAAGAAGCAGGAAAGGCTAAATTAGCAGCACTCGGATTATCTGAGGCTGAAATCGCAGCATTGGTAGGTTAATTAAGTGACTGTTATTAAAGACATAACAGAAGACTTTGCTTACGATTTAGCCATCTCACCTGATGTATCAACTAACTACCAGTTATCTGATATATCTTTTGATATTGCAATAAACAATATGCCATTCTTTATTGCTGCAACAGATGAGCAACCTTATCGTAGAGAATCTGCACCTTCTAAACGTGAACAGATTGACCAAACAACTGAGCCAGGTGAACAATCATTTACTGGTTGGTGGTTTCGTTCTCAATCATCTTGTCACCTTGGTGCTGGAGCAAAGTTCTTTGAACCTGCACAGGATGAAACTTTACGTTACAGATTTCTTGACTCTGAAGGTATAGATGTTTGGACTAAAGGTGAAGTAAGTCTTCTTAAAGATGTTGATACTTCTCACGTAACTACTTCTGCTAGTCTTAAACTTCGTTCCATTCGTGAATCAGATAGAGATGAAGCACTTCTTTTAGATGGTCACGATGTTGATAAAGTGTTTGCAAGAATAACTGTATCTATTAACAATAAGGCTTTGACTTCTAACGTTGCTACTTTAACAACTGTAGATGCACACGGTTTAGCCGTTGGTATGCAAATAGTTATTACAGGTGTTGATGCCACATTTAACGGTGAATACCGTGTTACTGGTGTTCCAACAACCACAACTTTTACTTACGCAAAAACTGCATCCAATGTTACTTCAACTGCTGTGTCACCTGTTGGTGCAGGAACCTCAGACATTATTCATTTTATTGATTATAACTCTGGTACTGATGACCCTGT